CTTTTGAACTTATTGGGTTGACTGCCGTTAGCTAGACGGCTTCAACATTGCTGCAAATGCTGGCGGTATTATGCTGCTATAGGGTCGAAAGTCGCTAATGGTTTTAGGACTGGTCTGCTTGCTGTGAACACGGGCGACCATCATGCCGGTGCCTTTGTCGCTAATCCAGACATTGCGCTGAACTGCTCGAGCCACAAAGTCATTATCTTCACCGACGCATGGAAGATTCAACCACGGGATATTCTGAAACGGCTCTTGCTCCCAATAGCTTTTCTCATAGCACAGCGACGTCCCAAGAGCTTCATAGCTTGGCGCTAGTTCGTGATAGCCCCATTCCGGCGTGCCGCCTTCATCGAAGAACAGCATGGAATAGTAGCCGGTAACGCGCTTACCGGATTGCTGCAGCCGTTGAACTTGGTCTGCGATTCTGGTCGGCTCACTCCAATCGTCGGAATCGAAATGGCAGATGATGTCGCCATGCGATAGAAAGCAGCAGCGATTCCGTTTCGTGCCTAACGGCTGTTGCGGTTCTCTGAAGTAGTGGATTCTAGAATCCGTCGGAACTTCCATCAGCGATGGCCGGTCGGCATCATCGACAATGATTAATTCTTTCTCACTGTAGGTCTGTGCGAGAAACGATAGCACAGCTTGGCGCGTATATTCGGGCCGGTCTCGTGTTGGAAGGATGCAGCTAACTAGCAAAGGGTCTCATGCTCCAATCGTTTTGAATGCCGTGCAGGTCGCATAGCTTCTTAGAATCTGGATTCCACAATCCGGCGGAAATGCCGGAGCATAGATATTGCAGCGGCCACGGTTGAACTTCACGCTTAAATGCCAGCACGGTATCTGCATGAGCTTGAGCGTAAGCGGTCCCGACAATTTCAAAGCTGAAGGCTGTTCCTTTTGACGCATCTGCAATTCGGCAGAGATATTGCGGATTCCATATTGCCGCCTGACATGACGTGCGGTATGGCGCTTCGCGGTCGACCGTTGCAAAATAATTGTCGCCATAATGACGGTCGCCACCTGGACACGGATAGAGTCGAACGCATCCCGCGTTATACATTTTCATCTGGTCGAGACCGTGGAAAATCAGCGACTCATTTACCGGCGCCGTCAGAAAGAAATCTTCCTGAAATAGAAGAATCGGCTCCGTGGTCGAGCAGGCATATTGGGAAATTAACTGGCACCATGTTTGAAGTGCGCCGCCTTCGAATATATGAACTGCATTCTCGAGAAAGTCTGTCTCGTAAATATCGGTAATGAGTGTCGGTATGGTGTGATTCGGCCAGAACTTATCCAATAGAGCAAAGAATGGCTTCCAGGCATCTCTATATTTCCAGCAGCTATTGACGACTAAGCGCACGCCCTTCCTTTCCGTTGGTGATAGCAACGCGCTGGCCTGCGTCGATGAGCATTCTAACAGTCTTCTCAATCAAATGATTTTTGCCCGATTCGCCCAATCGAAAATAAGCAGGGTCTTCCATGACAACCACATCACAATGAAACTTTTCTTTGTCCTCATCCGTGAGTCCATACATGATGACGTGCGAACGGTCGGGTCTTAACTCTTCCGCCATTTCGGGATGAACCAACCAAAGGCAATCGAAGTTGTGGCAAGGTTGCGGTCGTTCGGCATAAATCTGACAGCCTGAACCAACCTTACAGTGCTCACACCATTGTCCTGGCGGCTTGGCTAGCGTCGGTGTCTGCTCTGGCGCGGTATAGACGCCGGGTAGTTTGCAACAAAGACTGCACGAGCCGCATTCTCTAGCCATTGGCGATTTTCCTGAGATGCTTCTCGACCGTATAGCGCATGTGCTTCGGCCAATCATCACGATTCAACCATGCCGTCCAATATAATCGCGCCAAAAAGCCGCAATAGTGAATTTCTTCGTCGGTCTTATCTTTTAAGAATTCGCGAATAATTGCGCCAGCATCTCCCGCGTTCGTGCGCGAGATTTCCAGACAGAATGAACTGTAAGGAATCTCATCCGCGAAAGGCAGAATGTAATCGGAGCCGACAAGCACAGGAATCCGACCGGCGCTCATGGCTTCATAGAAGCGGTACGGGATGTCGCCTAGAATCTGCTCTGGGCATAACGCAACACGGCTCTCTTGCATCGAGCGCTTGAACTCGCGCTGCCGTCTCAGGCCTTCTGGCATTTCCTGACCACGCGGAAGATAATAGCCTGTGAAGTCAGGATGGAATCTCATATCGGTGCTCATGCCCGACTGCTCACACGATGACGTAGAGAGCAAGCGAGCTTGACTGAGCCGCAAGCCGTGAAAGCTCACGTCATACTTGAATCCGCCTTCAGGCACATCGACGCATTCCGCGAAGTCATCGACCGGCCACGGCCAAGCGACCGAATTAACATCACGCTCTTTCATCCATGTTTTGAGATTCGCCCTCATGAATAGACAGGGCTGGTCATAGATAGTATTATTGCCATCGCTCACATCAAAAAAGGCGTGTCGTTCTTCGTTGCCAGCGAAATACGGTAGGTTCGCGATATTGATGCCTCGTTGCAGCAGAAAATCGAGCGGAGCCAGCGAGACAAACACATCGGCCGCAGTCGGGTCTTCCACCATCTCCACGTCTGGGAACTTCATGACGCCATCTGGCCAGTACGGCAGTCGGCACTCAGCGAGATTGTATGCGTAGACTTTCAATCGTTTCCTTTGCTCTTTTGTAGGCGTCGATATATGGCGAGTAGATGATGGCATCTTCTGGCCGCAAATGATAATTCGTCAGTTGAAACATGAAGTTCCAACCATCGGTTCCAATCTCTTTGAACTCATGATAGTGATAGAACACGACTGGCTTGCCATCGACTAGCGGTCCATCGGTCAATGAGTAATTCGCAATGTTCCACGGAGCCAGACCCGCGCCCGGATTCTGAATCACGCAGACTTCATCGCCGTATTTGCTTGGCCATTCGTCGAGGTACTTCTGGTCTCCACATCCTTCGGTCGCACTGCATCTCTCGCGAACCTGTCGCGCCCATGTCGAAAGGCAATCCCGACCGGCTGGCGTGTTCTTGAAGCTGACCCATGACACATTGAACTGACCATTTACCGCGAGATATTGTTTTTCTGGAATGAATCGGTGCGGAATGATGCCGATGCTGCGCTCGCCAATCTCGTCAAAGACCTGCTTCGGGTCGGAAAAGAACATCATGTCCGCGTCGAGATAGGTCAGTTCTGGATAGCTGCAATCCTCGCAAAAGAGTAGCCATTCGCATAATTGGCTCGCACAAGTCCATGCATATTCTTGATGAGTTCTCGTTTCAAATAATCCGCGCAAATGTTGGTCAGATTCGAATGCGCGATATCCGAGAACGCAAAGGCTTGGCAGTTCCATATTTGTCAAAATATCTTCAGTCTTACTATCCAATGGAAGCACGTTCAATCTAAATGCTTCGCTCGAATGCTTGACCAGCGATTCGTAGAGCACGAGAGCACGCGGCAGATAGGCATAGTCGCAGAGCGTGGCGTAATATCTCATACTTGCAGATGCCTCAACAGATTCGGTTTTTCGAGCACGTAGGACCGCATTTTGTATTGCATGCCTGCGTCCCATGTCAGTTCCGTTTCATAGACTGGCCACATTCCCGCCTTGACGAACTCCCGCGATAAATCCGTAGGGCTAAAATGAACTTCAAGGCAGCGCACACCATAAGCAATCTTTTCAAAGTAGCGAGTCTCCGATGACACAGGCGTACGGTGAAGAATGACATAACGGCTTGATGTTCGTGCCAGTTCTGCGATGGCTTTCTGCCATTCGTAGATGTGCATGATGCAACCGGAACTTAGAACGATATCAAACCAGTCATCACGATAGGGAAGGCCGCAGGCATCGCCAATGTCGTAATCAATTCCAGGGTAGATTCCTTGTGCGAGTTCTGCGAAGGCTCTCGAGGAATCGCAAGCGGTATACTGCCCGCGCCAGCCAATCATCCTTAGAAGTTCGCCATAATAGCCGCCGGATGCACCTACATCGAGCAGTCTCGACCCGCGCTCATTAACACTGGTCGATAGCTGTTCCATGCACCGGGAGAACCCCGCGAACGGCTCGCCATTCTTATGGATCCTGTACATCTCCAATTCATGACGAACCAGTTCATATTGCCGCATTGGAATGGCTGGGTGCTGCCACGCGGTTACGGTCTCGCTCGCAACGCGCTGAATCTCTTCCTGCGTCTTGAGTTCGCGATGGACGCTACTCATCTCTAGCACTCAGATTATCCTGATACATATAGTCACAGTATTTGCAGCCGCATTCACCTTTACAGTTAAATGGACAGTCGCCGCGACATGTGCAGATAACATCGGCATATTCGGGATATTGTTCACCAATGGTCTCTGCACTCATTTAAGCATCTCCAGCAAAGTATCCGAGACGGTCTTCATGCGGTGAGCATAGGTATGGTCTTGCAATGTGCGAGATTGACCGTTTCGAGCGAATTGAGCGGAAACGTTAGGAATATGCAATGCAGCATTAACCCGCTCGACCGCTTCTTCTGCATTGCCGTAACTAAGAGCCTCATCCTTCTCAAATAGCGCCCGGAGATTGTCACTCTTCTCCGTTATCAGCAGCGCCCCACATCCCGTCGCCTCGAACATTCGCATGTTATTTGAATAGCCTTCCGCCACTTCGCCATGACGATTGAGCACAATCTTTGACTGAAGCATGACGCGGTACATATTGAGGCCCCACGCTTCACCTTGATACTTCTGCCGCAAGGCCGAATTTGACGGCAGCAAGTCGGCGCCATAGCCCCACCATTTGAAAGTTGGGATTGCTTCAGCGACAGCATTCAGCGTCTCCATGCCTCTGCGCCAGTGGCCCGGATTGCCGACACCGCCAATAAACGTCACATCAAACGGCCGCTCATTTTCGATAATCTGCGGAAAGCCTTGCTCAATTACTCGCTGAATCACGATAGGGTCGAATGCGAGCGGATTATAGACGGCCTTCACGCCTAACGCCTCGATGCGCGTAACGTAGTGCGGAAAGCTCGTGAAGATGACGTCACACTTGCGGATATTGTCATCTCCGGGCCAAGGGCAGGAACATTGTGCGGCAATTACTATGGGTGCGGCCGTTCCCATGAAGCTCTGAATCTCAATGGATAAGTCCTGCAGGAATAAAACATCAGGCAACAGAAAATGCTTTGTTCCAGCTAAATTGTTCAATTGGTCGTGATTCCAAATGCAATCTTCAGCTTCCCATCCCAGCGCCCGCAGATTGCGCGAGTAGGCATCAAATGTGCCGAATGACTGGTAGAGAATCGCGTCCAGATTGCTTTGATACGTCATTGCCGGATTAATGGGCATCGACCGAATCACTTCAGGATAGTAGGTGTCGAGGATTAGAATGCGCGGCTTGCTCATACAGATTTTCTAGTGTCCATGTTCGACGGTGGCGCAGGATGACTGAGACTAACCTTAACTGGCGGATAGCCATCTCTCAGGTCAATGGCTTTCATCTTTCCGCACTTCCAGCATCGGACCATAATCGTTCGAATAAACCATATTGTCCAAGACAAGGAATGTATGACCACCAGTCAGATTGCAGAATAGCCGTCTCATTCAATCACCATGATTTCGAGTTCGCCTTCCCAGTGGTAGACCACGTCTAGGTATTTCTCTTTTGCCGCGAACCATTCGCGCAGAATGTTGACCTCGCTGCATTCATGCCCAGAACCAGTGCGAAAGAGCCTGCATGTAGATTGCTGAACGCGAATGTCTTTAATCTGCTGCATGAACGGGATGTTGTACCCGATGAACATTGGGATGCCCAATGATGGATGCGGCAAAATCAACCACTTGTGCTCGCGCTCCTCGAAGTTAAAGATAGATTCTTTGATAGCTGACGGCAGGACCAACGTGCCGCGCTTGCCGACTCGCGATATCGCACGAGCGCAGGCAAGCGGGTCGTCAACGTGTTCCAAGACGTGCGAGCACCATACGTAATCGAAGTGGTTATCAGCGATTCCTGGCAGACCTTCAGCTAATTCGACAAGATGGAATCCTAGGTCTGGCCGTTGGAATGTCACTCGTTCAATTACATCTAGGTCATGGTCGATGAATGAATCGGCTCGATAGAACGGATATGTGCCTGGACCAATATCCGCCACAATCCAGTCCTCTTCAATCTTCCACGGAATATCCACATAATCCCGAGGGCCGCGAGTGATGACGTTATCCATTGATGTAGTCACGCAGCCGCCATTCCGTAACACCGCGTTCGTTGACCAGTTTCAAATCTTCGACAAAGGTGCTCATCATTGCTCCGTCTTTGAATCGAATCATCAAGCTTCGCTGACCATTCCCATTAGCTTCCAACGGTACGAAGTCGATTGACGCGATTTCGCGCCCGACGAACATCTGCAAGAATTCTTCAAACGTCATAATCCCTTCCTGTTTTAGTTCGATGCCACAGAATATGCACGGCTGGCCATCGCCATACGCGAAGTGCTGTCCGTATCGCTCACATGCTGGAATCATATCTTCCTAAACCGCAGGCAGAATGCGGGGTAAATGTGAATGTTTTCTTCCGCACCTTCGCAGGTGAAGCCGTGCTCCTCGACCAATCGCTGCAATCGCTCTGGCGTGTAACTCATCATGTGAAAGCCGTACTCATCGCGACGAGGCCCGAGGAGATGCCGAATATAGAAAGGGTCGCCCGTCTTGCCGTAGAGCAATAAGGTCTGCTCATGGTCGGGCACGTCGAGACGCAAGATGCCGCGTTTATTCGTGTGCTCGTAAATGTTCATCAGTGCTGACCTTGCCTCGCCTAAAGACAAATGTTCGAAACTATGTCGCGCAAGGAGTTCATTAAAATTGAATAGCGGCAAATCGAAGAAATCGCCGTATTCATCACATACGTATTCATCATTACGTGGCCCTTTTCTTAGCGCTTCGACCGTCTTGTCTTTGTGCCGACCGTAATAATCATCTTCGGTCGTAATATAGCGCTCGACTAAATCGGGTCGCTCATCGGCTAGGAATGTCTTCGGCGTCTTGACATCCAGATTCAACCAGCCCTTGAGATAGACCGTCCCGCATCCGACGTGAACTTTCATGCAATCACCGCCCGCGTGCGCTCATAGGTCTCTCGCATCTGCTCAAGTTTGGGACCGTACTTGTCCAAAAGAATCAGGCATTCCATCATGCGGTTATTGTTGTTTTCGAATCGCACTAGGTCCGCCTGTGAGTGATGAATGATGTGCTCACCTGGAACGCGCCCGATGCCGAATCCACCGAGAAGCACGCGATAGGCGAGGGAGTTGTCGGCGCCGTACATTGGTATCTGTTCATCGAACCAGCCGACAGCTTGCCCTAATGAACGGCTGATGATGCCGAAATTCGCATAGTCCATTCCGTAGCAGCACGTATTGACGTGGAATGTCTCCCGCGTCATGTCGTCGGAATAACTGAGACAGCCAATGCCGATTTGCGGATTCCTCTCCATAAAGGCAATCGCGCTGCTCGCATATTTTGGCAGCACTTCAGCGTCATCGTTCAACCACACGACCCATTCCGCATTGGCCGCCTCGAAACAGCGATTGTAGCCGCGACTATGGCCGAGTCTTGGCCGTTCTGGCAGTACGATTACATTCGGTGGAAAGTCCATCGTGTCAGTAATAGGCGCGTCTGATGCGTCACCGACAATTAACTCCCAGTCCACATCGGTGCAGCGCTGAATGGAATCGAGGAGAACTTGGAACGGTTTCGGGCGATTTCGCAGGCCCGTGATTACTGAAAGATTGGGACCATTCATTTATGCTGTCGCCTTTTTGAACAAGTGCAGTTTGGACCCTGCACATGGTCCGCTTAGCAATCTCGCCATATTTTCGAGAATGTATCCAGCAGGTTCAAATAGAAGGAACCCTTTACGTTCGGTAATAGGCAAGCGGTTGACCACATAATCCGAGACCAGTAGCGCGGCGAATACCGCAATAACTTCGATATTCGCGCTGTCACGTGCGGCTAATATTCTAGGAAGGTCCAAATTTAATATGACTTCCAAATTGTCGCCATTCCGCAAACATTCCCCCAACTTGCCTGGACCTAAAAAATTCCATGACACTGTTACACCGCCGCAACCCGTATCCGAAAATGTTTTACCGGGTTGCTTTCTAGCAGCTTTCTTATGCTTTTGGTCGGTTTCCTTTGGTGTAACTGTTCCTTCAAGTTCTTCAGTCTTTTCGCGTTTGGCTTTTTTATTCGGCTCCGCTGCAATACGCGGAAGCATTGCTCCCAATTCGGCTTCGACCGCCTGCGTCAATCCATCTAATTCAATGCGCTCGTGCAGAGTCTTGACTTTCGCATACAGTCCAGCGCATCGATGTTGAACCGCATCATATAGAGCATCCGCATCGCGCAGATTATCCTTATTGGTTGTAAGTCCCCATTCATTGCCCATTACTTGAACGGTGCCGAAGATTCTGGCACTGGACACTCCTTCGCATCCCTCGCCATTCAAAGACCGTTTAATAACGCGCCATTCATGTTGATATGCAATGCCTGGATATGGATTTTGTGCACCTTCTTTCGTAATACCAATGCGTATGTGCGCCTTCTTTCCGTTAACGTCCAAGATTTCATCGATTACTTCATCGAACTCTGGATACTGGAAAGCGGTGAGCGTAATTGGCTTTTTAGATGCCCCGGTTCGTATAAGAATTTGTTTCCCAGCTTGCATAGCGGGGCTGTAGAAAAATGAGATTCTGTCTTTCAATTCTTGCAGACGTTCGCCGTCAGGTGCTCGATGTACTGGATTTCTTACTTCTATCCGGGTGCCTCGGATATTCGCGGTACCTTCAACTCCAGGCTCCCTGAGTTGCCAACCGCTTAGGGCATAATCCCTGAGGTCTACAATCGTGCTATAGCGATTGCCACGATATGTGCTTGCAATGGAAATAACACCATCTTCGGAAGCTATCCAAGCAAGGGCATCCTTAGCACCGATTCCATATCTTCCCAATTTAGTTGTCTCATGTGAATCTCTCTGCGCTGGCTGGACAATGAGAAGGATATCTCGACAACCATTGCCGTCATCTGATACCGCGAATTGTTTTGGATACATTTCAATTTCGACTCGCGTTGATGCGGCATCAAACGAATTGTCTATCAACTCGCCAAGCACTTTGAACCAACTGAGGTCTCGATTTGCCAAAATACGAAATAATCCCGACCCTGGCGGGCGAACTACCCATCCTGCTTTTCCATCCATTCCAGTTCCCTCCGTACTACGGTAATTAAGGCTTGCCTATCTGTCTTCCACCATTCTTGAAAGCATTTCTTCAGAAACCGACCCAGCAAATTGCGTGCTTCACTAACATTCCATGGATTTATTTTGCTTATGTCGAAATCCTTATGCGTGAAGATGCGCTCTGCATCAGTATCTTCATTTCTCGTTTTAGGTCCGCCGTTTCGGCCAATATTTAACTTTATCCGGCCTGAGGAATTACCTTCTTCTATGCGCCAGCTTGTGAGAGCAGATTCAAATTTTGTGTCAGGGATTAATGCCAGTGCTTGGGAACACATCGATAGCTTTTTATCGATGCCGGCTTCGGCGAGCGTGGGCGGTGCATTTACTCGTGGTTCCTTCTTAGAACCGCGAGTTCCAGCGCCTTTTAAACCTTTCGCGCCAGTATTCAATCCCACCGTTTCCTTCTGCGCTCTCAACATTTCGCCTAGTCGCCGCTCCGCACGAATGCGGATTTCTACCGCATCTAATTCAAGTTCTCGGTCTTTAGCTTGTCGTGCATATTCACGCATGGCGGACGCAGCATTGCGAATTTGTTTCACCTCATCGGTATTCTTTGCAAGGATTAATGCTTTCTTAGCCTGGTCGTAATGGATAAGAGCAGTCATGTCTTCTTACGGGGTCTGCCCCCAAGCTTTCCATTCTTGCGGGATGCCGCAGCCTTCGCCTTGCTACGACTCCCGCCGACACAAGCCGGGCATTGAATAATCATTTTTACGTGTGGATGCAGTTTGCAACGCATGGTGGGTTTATAAACCCATCATACTTACAATGTCAATGGGAGATTTTAGTACCAGCGATTCAGAAGGTAGGGTGAGAGCTTGTTGGTTCGTATATCCGCGTAGGAGCCGCTCTGAATATCGGTCGTGCCGCGAAGTTCATAGGCGTCACTCACGTAGAAAAAGAGTGCAGTAACAATATCCATTGGAATTGTCGCGAATGTCGAATAGCCCGCTGTGAAGGTAACCACGACAGGCGAAATTACATCAATATCCGTTCCGGGCCATGTTGCAGCAACGGCTGGCATGATAAAGCCGCCATCTTCATTCGTTAGGTCTTGCTGAAAGTCTGACATCGGCGGCGAATTGCTTGCGCCTAACAGCGTGACAATCTGATGATTGAGCGAATATTTGATGTTCTGAATGCTCTGGCACTTACCACGAGGCAGACGGATTCGATAATATTCCTGAAAATTGAACGGGAAGTCTTGAAGCGTCCACCGATGCGCTCGCGCCACTATCGTTCGATGCATCTGCCCTTCAGCCCACTCAATGGCAGAACGCAAATAGACATCATTCAACATCGCATCCCACGGCCCGCCCGTCTGCGTCTCGCCTATGCGGCAATGAAGCTTGAGCAAATTGACATCGAACGGAAGTGCTGACGGAAGCGGGTCAATATCGAGAACAAGCGGAGCCGGAATCTCATAATTGCGGCGATTGCTGAAGCTAATCATGGCTGGTCAAAGAATGATGGAAATTGAATAACCCATTCCGGCAGTTCCTTACGTTTCGGCCGTTTCGCCCGTTTATCTAGCGCTTTGTTCTCAGGTGCCGGTCGCTTCATCTTGTTTTCAGGAGCAGGTCCCTTTTTGCGGATTTTCTTTTTCTTCATCTAAAAATACGGGCTGGAATCCCTCTTGAAAGAAAACCAGCCCGCCTTAACAACCGTTAGACGCAAGACCTATCCGCTTGCAATTCTACTTCACTTATCGGTTGCGTCAAGTTTTACGCAGTTCTGATGAACTTAACTGCATCATTATTCATAGGGATACCGCCCTCGCGTCGGCGGATGTAGAATTTTATGTACCCCGGTTGTGTTACATTATCCATCGTGGTTCGGAGTCCCGTGCGCTGTACAAGCAGATAAGCACGCTTGAAGTTACCGAACGCGACCGGGAATGTGGAAGCGCCAATGTCGGCCATCTGCTCCCATGTTGCCGTTGGATAACCCGCCAACATTGATGGTTGTCCTGCTTGGAAACTCGGTTGCCATAAATATTGGTTGGTCGTGTCCTTCAGCTTGCGGATTGCGCCCGCCGTTGTGCTGTTGAAGACGTAATAGGAACCAGCACGATAAGCCGAGTTCAGCAAATACTGAGCATCAATCAGCGAGTCGGCCGTCACCGCGAAGGGCGAAGCGACCGATGGCGTATATTGATATGCCGCAGCGGCACGCAGTGGAGACACCGCATCCGCAGTCGTCACGGGCGTGGTATTCGTCATTCCGGTTGGTCTGTTTGTGCCGGAGCCGCTAATGACGGCCGTTCCCTCTTGAAGCGCGAATTCGTCGCCCACGTTATTGGCTAAGAATCCAGGCACGTCGAAGGCAAGGTCATCGACTGCCCATTCCGTCACGGCAGGGTAAGCATAAAGCTCGCCCCATGTCGGCACGATGTCGCGGAATTGCGGAGTCACGGTTCCAGTTCGTGCCACAATTTCACCCGACCACCCAGAACTCGTTCCGCGAAGATTGAGCAATTGATGATAGTCGGTCGTGGTGACCGTAAGAACCGTCACGAGGTCACGCACCGGACTGAACTTCAATTCGAACTGTTCAATCATGTCCGCGATGACCTTCGGAAGTGCATAACCGCCGCCCGCTTGCGATACGACGGTGATGTCCTTCTGTTCAATCATCTTTTTCTCGACGTCGATGAGCGCTCTTTCATGCGATGCGCTCTGGCCCTTGTGCCTGACGAGATTGATGAAGGCCTCATAATGCTCGTCTCGCGTCTTCTCAATTGCCGTTCGCGCTGGCCGCGAATGATTCATTTCGAGTTCTTCGGTGCGTTCGCGCAGGAGTTTCAGTTCGACTTCGTTGTCTCGTTTCGCTTTTTCGAAAGTCGAAATGGCATTGTTAATGCGGTCGAGTTTCTGATTCATGTCATTGGCGAGACCTTCGCGGCCTTTCTTTTCGGCCTCGATGCGGTCGTCATTGACTTGTTTGAATTCATTAAACGTCTGATGGATGCCATCAATAGATTCTTTGATGGCAAACATGGTGGATTCACCGGCCATGTGGACACCTCAAATTGTTGTTTTATAAATACGTTGACGGTTTCAGCGGTTGGGTTTGCGAGTGAATAACGATGCTCGCAGACTGTCTGTGAATCCTTCGATGGATTCAAGGGCGGCCGCTGTTTCATCGACATTCGCGTCTCGCGAAAGGTCTACGTCACGTATTCCAGGGTCGGTGAGTTTGAAATCGACATGCGGAGCAAGAATTCTGAAAAATACCGATGTTGCTTTTTTTGCTGCCAATGAGCCGAGATTGCATTCGCGCCTTATCGTCTGCTCATATCTGCGTTTTAGGGCCTTGACGCTTTCCACTTTGGCCTCAATATTCATCGGCATGGATACAATGGACACTTCGACGAGGTCCAATTTCTTTAAAAGGCGGTTTCCTTCATCGTCCCAAGCGACGTCCTTTTGACGATTTTCCACGCCATATCCAATGGACATTCCGCGCAGCGCCTTGGCCTTTAGTTGAGCATGCGTCTCGCGGCCAAGCTGGGTATCCATCAGAAGCTTCCCTTTCACATATAAGCCGTTGGAATCTTCCTTCATGTCCAGCCACACGCCGGGAACCAAGCGCGGGTCGTGCATGTAGAACATCTGCGGAAGCTCGCCTCTGTTCTTTTGCTGTTTCAGGCTGTCCTTGAATGCGCCTGGAAGAACAATATCGCCGCCTAAATCGACATTGCCGAAGGTTGAACCATATCCTTCAAATTCGGACTCGCCCAACGTCTTTAGGTCGAACTTAAATGAAAGCGATTCGGATTGAGCATAACCTTTAGGGGCAGCAACGCCATGTCTCGCATTGTCCCATCGGCCCTGACATTCACTGGCGCGAACGTCATAATCGGGGAACATGTCGAGCATTCCCGGGTTTATCAGGCAACGCTCCATGAAGTCGCCTTCGCCTTCATTCTTTCCAGGAGTGGCGCCATCATTCATTGGGGATTTGACGCTCTTATTATCCCAGCGCTGTTGGCATACCTGCCTACGCTGGTCGCGGGCCGGAAACTCATCACGCATGGTCGTATCAATCAAGCAGCGGTCGATGAAATCGCCTTCAGACTCAGTGGCCGTTGGTGTGGGTAAAGGCATAGCTTTTACTCCCTCCATTTGCTGGTTGGTGCGCTGGCGGATTCTGCGATTGCTGCGGAGGCTTGCTTGGATTCCCAGGATTGGCGTTCTGCCCACTCGGACCCTGCCGCCAATATTCTTCGCCGCCGTCTTTTGCTGAAATCGGATTCATGTGCTCCAGTTGTCGCCAATCATTCGCGTTAATCACGCCGGCCTGCCGCTGAATATTCAAGCCCGTCTGCCGTTGCAGGAAGTCGCCTCGTAAGGCGGCATCCAAATTGAAGCGTATGATAATCCCTTTATTGCGGTCTTCAGTAGTTAATAAATCGCGCTCCATCGCCGTCTCGAACACTCGCACGACCGGAAGAATCACTTCAACGAGCTTATTGATGTTCTGTTGTTCCGCATTGTTGAAGGTCTGACGCTCGAGGTCACCGACCATATAAGGCGGCACACCGGCTGCACCGGCAATCACCGTACGCTGATATTTGCGTGTCTCCAAGAATTGCGCCTTATCGTTATCGACCGGGATTTCTTTGTCGATTTCGACGCCCTTGGGCAGCATTGCCGCCGTAAAGCGACCTTTACCGCTGAATTTCTGCTGGAACTGCTGAAGGAATGCGACCTTCTCTTCTTCCTTCTTGAACGCCTGAAAGCCTTCCATCAATTTGAAGATGACTCCCGGCATGGCACCGCCGCCGAAGAAGGAAGCGCCAAACTTTTCCGCCGCAATCTCTAAGGCAATCGACTCGCGGCAGTCCAGAATCCAGCTTTCACCGCACACAAAGTCTCGTGCTGCGCTCCTGGCCACGTGCAATTGGTCCCGCGTGTAAGTTCGCTGCATTCCGTTAGCACTGGTGACTTGGTAAGTGACGTTGTAATTATCGTCCTGTCTTGGACTGACACTGGCGGGAATCAGCGGATTCAATTGGCGAATCGGGCCGGTCGTGCCGCGTCCTTTATATGCATAATAGCGGCCATATCGAATGTAGGCGCTCACCGCATCCTGCCAGTAATCCACATTCGTTTGGTATTTGTTCGGCTGGTCTAGCAGGTTTGCTACTGGATGGTTCGGTAGTTTCTCATTGGTTGTTCGGTCATTGCTGTAGGTTTGCTGCAGGACGTCAATCGATAGGCTCGACACAGCCTTCGCAATGCCCATAACAATGGCATGCACAGTGGGGGAGCGCATGCAATTTTCGGGCGTGATGGATTCGGCAGACGTGGTCTGGAAGATGGCTTCAAAATTACGGATGACTTGGTCGATAGAGATAGTGGTGGCGGTTTTGCGCTGAATTTCCCAGCCGAATAGATTCACAGCAGGTGTCCGCAGCTTGGACAATCTCTTGGTGCCGGTGGAACTTCGCCACAATTCGGACACGCTGGAAGGATGACGGTCGCTATGGGCAGACTTGCAATGGCCTTAGCAATCCCTGTCACGATGGCGTGGACCGGAGCCTTCAGTTTCCGCTTCGTTTTACCTTTAACAGGAGTAATTGTTTTTTTCTTCTTCATACCATCACCAATGAACCTTCAACATAGTTCTGCTCGCCCATTTGCTCATCACAGAGATTTGCCGCCATTGCCAATGTCACGATGCCATCAATGCGCCCGCGTGAATGCTGCTTATCGAAGCGTCGATTCCCTGCAGCATCGCGCACAATCCGAACATTATCGAGACACCATTGCATCATTGGGTTGCTAGTGTGCTTTAATTTGACATTCAGCACAAGATTTTCCAAGACGCGGATTGCGGGGTCCATCCCTTTGAAGTCTTGAGGATGTTTGAATAACTTGATGTGGTCTGCTCCGACGGCTTCGATTCCTTCCTGAAACTTATCCAAATGCCATGGGTCGGCAGCGACCATCTGCAAATCGAAGTCTGAAGTTAATTCCGCAATGCGATTCGCGAGGAATTCATAGTCCATGACCTTCCCTTGGCGAACTTCCAGATAGCCCTGCTTAATCCATGTCGAGTACGGCGCACGGTCGCGAGTCTCACGGCTATCCAAATCATGCGATGTCGTAAAGAAGAACGGCCAAGCAATCATGCCGTCTTCACGAGGAAAGACCAGTTGAAACGATGTTAAATCGTTCGTGGTCTCCGCCAAATCCAATGCGCCATAACATACGGCGCCATGAAGTTCTTCTTTCAATGATTCGATGTTCTCCTCATCCGTCGCGCATGCTTTCCAATCGCGAGGCTGAATGTACTTTAGTTCGGCGGGAGAGAATCGCTGGTTCAAGTAGAAGAGGCGGAAGGCGGTCTCTTGTTCGGGAATGCGCTTGGCCTTACGTGCGAAGTCGCGCATCTCTTCCAGGTCGCGGAAATCGCCTAAGGCTGGATTGCAGTCAAACCATGTCTTCTCATCCCACGGGTCGGCTGTCTCAGGAGCCATCGCCATATATGAATAGAACGAAGGGTCTTCATAGATGCCTTCCTGCACTTTGGCCGCATAATCGACCTGCTGCGACATGATATGCAATGGGTCTGACGATTGCGTGCTGATGACGATGCCCAGCGGTTCTTCTCGCGCTCCCGTCGAAGTTGAGAGCACATCATAGAGCTTGCGATTCTGAGCTTGCGCCAGTTCATCATAAATCCAGCAGCTGGCACTGAAGCCGTGTTTCGATTTCGGGTCTGCCGAGATGGCATAGTAGACGCTATCGGTCTCGGTATCTTCCAACTGCTTCTTGAAATCGCGAATGATGATGCGGTCGGAAAGCCATTCGACACGCTGAACAATCGCGGTCATCTCCGCATAGAGCAATGCCGATTGGCTTCGGTCGGCGCCTGCCGAATAGACTTGACCGCGCTGTACGGCCTCTGGTCCAGCCAGATGGCACAACGTAATCGCAGCAGTTAGTCCCGTCTTCCCATTTTTGCGCGGCATTGTAATCAGGGCTTCACGCACAATGCGCTTGCCATTGTCATCAGTTTTGTAAATCGCTTCGATGATGTCGCGCTGAAATGGCCGCAAAGTGAACTGACTTCCAGCCATCTTCCCCGACGTGACCGGCAATGTTTGAATGAACGCGACGACCTTCTCGGCTCTCGATAATCCTGGCTCTTCCCATGGCTGAAGCTTTGGCGATTTCGCCCGCAATCTCGACTGTCGATGGACTGGTTTGGCTCCTGGACCTCTTAAACCCATTGCCCGCTATAGTACACCATCGTTTTTAAAGGGAACTTGACACTGGGGTTTAAAATGACACACATCCGTACTGCTTCAACAGGGCTAAAGCGAAGACCAAATTCGAGTTAAACCGTAAACCATTGAAAATAAGGCTGGAACTTTCACTGCGCGGAACTGCGCGAGGGTTAGCGGCTTCCGGCCTGTTGGCTCACGACCTACCCCCCCTGCCATAGTTCGGGCTATCGTCTTCGCTTCATTGACTTGATTCGGTGATGACGTTTGCATAGCGACTGAAGATTGGATTCATCATAAGGGTCGCAGCCATCACGTATCTCGATGATGTGGTCTACATCAACTGCAGGAGTATAGACATTGTGTTGTAGACAGTGAGCACAGAAGGGATTCTGTTCAATGAAGTTGCGTCTTAGTCTTAACCATCGCTTGGTGAAGTAGACACGTACATCACGAGTGCGTTGTGTTGGTGTTGGTCGTCGTAGTGGATTGGGTACTATCATTAGTCGGCGTCTTTAATCTTCTCTAATGACCTGAAGCCTACATACCCAGTGACACAGATAGTTGTCATCTTATAAACCCAAGGGTCAATCATGAGTTGGTCGATTTGAACACCGGCCAGCTTGGCAATGAGCGGAATATAGATGTTCCCTGCGATTGCGCCGCCCCATAGAAGCATGAGCAATGGACGCACATTCTTGGGTAGCCAGCTTTGCGATTGAGCCTCAACCTTGATGATATCGGCAGAGGCTTTGACTTCCTCAGTGACCGCATCCTGATATTTGCCCTGCAATTCAAGTTGCTTCTGCGCGAGTAGAGCGGCGTTCTCATCAATGGCGGCTTGAAATTCAGCCTTCTTCTCTGGGTCTAACTTAAAGCTTCCTACGACATCTTTGACGAGCTTGCCGAGTCCGCCTCCGAACACTGCGTCTAGTAATGGCATTGATTATTCGCTCCTGCGTGCTAAATTAACCCCAATTTGCGTCAATAGTACACAAAGTCGCATTAAACGTTATTGAAAATTCAAGAGATAGGAGGCACATGTCGATGGAACGACGCGCCAAATATTTCATTCAAGCGAGTGCGATTCAGAATGAAACATCGGGGGCGTTTCATCGCAGAGGGAGATGAGTGTTCTCGCTTTTTTGCGGTCGCCAATCATGATGAAGTGGCTGCCTTTGATTATTCAGACAATCGCGCTGCTTGGCGGAGGAATCGCTTATGCGCTCACGCAAGAACACCGCCTCACGATTATCGAGGAGTCCATCAAGACTCAGAAATACATCATTGAACAGCAGGAGAAAACACAGGAACTCATGATTGAGCAATTACGCGATACGCAGCACACGTTAGACCGACTTGTCACATTAGAAGATTTCTTTCACGGCGGGCTGACAAAGGACGAAGCGGAATCATATCGTCGGGCGAAAATGAAGAGGGATCAGCAATGACCACAGACGAATTGCAATTGCTCGCCATTCAAGCCGCTGTTACTGCGGGTCTCGACCCTGCATTGATTTGCGCGATTTGTGCGAATGAATCCGGCTTCGAACAATATGCCGTGCGGTATGAGCCAGCTTTTTATGTGCGCTATATCGAGAACATGGTCGGATTGAGTGCCACGGAAAAGACAATGCGGGCGACTTCATTCGGACTCATGCAAATTATGGGTCAGGTCGCGAGAGAGCAAGGCTTTGATGGAAAATATTTGACAGAATTGTTCGACCCTGAGACCAATCTCTATCGCGGTTGTAAGAAATTCAAATCATGCCTGGACCGCGAGAATGGTGATGTTAATGCCGCACTGCTTCGATATAACGGTGGAGGCAATCCAGGCTATCCGGCACTGGTGATGGCGCATTATGCGACCTATGAGCATTTCAAGACGGAGACTTAGAGAGTGCTCGAATTTCTAAAAGCCAAGTTCGCATTGCATTTCGACAAGCTATTACTGGCTGTTCTCTTTGTCGCTACGATTTGGATTGCCGTTCATTTGATGCATAAGAGCGACGCTGGCGGCGATGACGCCACATTCATTACATGGGCGCAGACTCAAGCCGCAATGATTCTTGGAGCATTATTAGGATTAATTAAAGGCGATAGTAAATCTTCCGATTCCGTTACATCTACGACTACAACGCAGGTTAAAGAAACGAAGGATTAAACACGATGCCTTACGTTCTGAATGAAGACGGCAGCCGAATCTACATTGAAGATTTTAGCGGCTTCATTTTGCAAGAAGGTATTGCCGTCTGGCCTGTTCGCTTGTTTGCTCCATTGGTCATTCGCTATGAAGCCGCCAATACCATCATCCCGCTGGGCGATGGGAATGAAATGCGGATGAATAAGAATCAAGCCTATGTTCACCCGAATGGTCAAGGAGCAGTGACATCGCATAAAGGCCGTTGGGGCTTTCAAATCACGCTAGCAGCGATTGAACATGCGAACAATGACACGACTAAAGAAGTGAATAAGCTTTGGGGCTTCGTGAATTCACGCTTGGGCAATTGGGCCTCATTCTATTTCTACAATCCGATAGAAAATCCGACCATTGATTTGGGCGGTAGTTCTACCATTGGCCGCTATTTGGTACGTCTGGTCGACCCGTCCATCACCCTCGAAAACTTTGTTCTGCGCTTGCATCGCGGGAGTCTGCAGTTGATTGAGGTTCGCGCCTAAAATGGCGACCTATTATGTCGACGCGACAAGGCCAGATGACAGCGGTAATGGCTTAACGATTCCCACTGCCAAGAGAACGTTGAATGCCGGTGTCGGTCTTCTGTCGAGCGGTGACACGCTCATTGTCAAGGCTGGCACCTACAATGAAGCACTCAATAACAACACCATTCCTTCTGGAACGACGATTCAAGCGGCAACGGGCGAATCCCCGACAATGGTCGGCAATGTCTGGATTTCAGCCAAGAGCAACATCACTTGGGATGGCATCAATATCAACGGCATCAATAACGGGATTCCGTCAAGTGACGGCAATCAGGAAGCCTTCACTAATTTCTACATCAATGGCGGCACGAACATCACGTGCAAGAACTGTGAGATTTACAACGCATCAAAACTGAACATTCTTACGGGTGACGGAAATGCCCAACTCAACAATATTCAATTCATAAATCTGAAAGTCCACGACCCGGGCAAGGGCGGCTGGACTTCAGCGACGGAGCCAGCGAATCATAACTTCTATATTGCGGCTTCCCACGTCATGACAGGCCCAATCATTATCGATGGCTGCGAGAGTTATAACGCATTAGGGCCTGGACCGAATAGTTGGGGCATTCAGGTTTATGCCGCAGTTCCTGGCTATTTGAATGGCGTCATCATTCGAAACTGCTACGTCCATGACAACATGCAGGCAATTGTCGTCGGCTCTGGACCCAATCACAAGGTCTATAACAACGTCATATTTCGCAATGACCTTCCTGGTTCATACCAAGAGCCAGCCATCACCATCGGCTATGGTTCGTATGTCGACAATATCCAGGTCTATAACAACACGATTATTGAGAATGGGTCCGCTTATGCGATATCGACCGGCTCGGGATTCGGTGATATCCCGACCAATACCATCATCAAGAACAATATCTTCTGGCAGAACGGAACCGATGGAATAAAGCCGTGGGGCGCAACCGGAACAGTCAGTTCGAATAATTTTGTCGGTGACCCACTGTTCGTCACGCCCGGAAGTGACTTTCATTTACAGGCCACGAGCGGCGCTATTGGTTATGGCGTCAATCTCTCCTCGATATTCACGACAGACAAAGCTGGCAGCACACGACCAGCTAGCGGAGCTTGGGACGCTGGCGCGTACGCATA